GAAGAGTTAGAGAAAGCAAACGAGTTAACTGAGGTAAAATAAGATGGGAGAAGAGCAATTGCTTTCACTATACCTTAAACAAAGCTTGGCTGCCGTTAAGCAACATTTAGGAGGGGTATGTACTTACCTCTCCTTTTCTAAGGAAAAATCATTAAACAAAGAAACGGGCATCGTTGAAGAGTATGATGCGTTTGTTGCAAAATTGTCTAATGAGTTTGGTGGTAAAGATAAAGTGGTTTATAGAATAAATAAACCCTTGGATCTGTTAGAAGGAAGTGATTTCAAAAACTTATTGTATAATTTACAAGAGAAAGCTTATGAAAGAGGAGAGTCAAATACAGAAACAGTATAATTCTTTCAAAGAATCTGGAGACCTAAAGATTTTATTTCCTGGAATGTCGGGAAATTGGGAAAAAGATCAAAAAAGATTTACCAGAGTCTGGGAGGATAATCAGAGATTATTAAAAGAAGTAGAGAGTTTCTATAAAAAAGAAGAATAAACAATATGTTAAAATTAGGAGCAGAGGCTAAAGAGGCCCTTATAAATGGGATAAACACTGTATCAAATGCAGTAAAGACTACGATGGGTGCTGAAGGTAAGACTGTTATCATCGAGAATAAAATGGGGTTTAAGCCGCATATTACTAAAGATGGCGTTACAGTTGCAGAAAGTATTCATTTGGAGGATGCTTATGAGGAGATGGGTGCTAAGTTAATAAAAGAAGCAGCAAGAAGAACCGTAGACTTGGTTGGTGACGGTACAACTACTGCAACAGTTATTACTCAGGAGCTTATTAACAAAGGAGTAGAAAAACTAGATTCTGGTGTTTCACACGTAGAACTTCGAGAAGGTATTACAATTGGATTAGAGGACATTAATGTTGCATTAAGAACCTTGAAGAAAAATGTAAACGACAAAGAGGTAAAGCAAATTGCTACTATTTCTGCCAACAACGATGAGGTTATTGGGGCAATTATTGCAGAGCTTTACAAGAAGATCGGAGTAGATGGTACAGTAGATGTACAAGAAGGTATGACAAAAGACACTACAGTAGATTACATCGAAGGTATGTCAATTGATAGAGGGTGGTCATTACCACACTTTGTAACAGACCATAGTACAGGAACTGCTGTTCTAGAAGACACTTACGTGTTAATTTTTGACGGTAAGATTAATGCAGTTGGAGACGTTGCTGAGTATGTGAGAAAAGCTCAGTCCGAAGGTAAGGGGTTGTTGATCTTCGCTGAAGATGTCGATGAAGGCGTTATGACAATGCTTGTCAAAAGTAAAATGCAAGGTACATTCAGAGTATCAGTTAGTATGAACCCTGATTTTGGGGTAAATAGATCTAACATCTTAGAAGATCTTGCTATTTTCACCGGAGCAAAAGTTTTTAGTCCAAAATTCTCAGAAAAAGCAGTTTTAGGCCATGCCTCAAAAGCTATATCTGACAAAAACAGAACTGTTATAATTTGCGATTCGCAAAGCGAGGATTTATTAGACAGAATTGAAGTTTTAAAAAGCCAGGTTGATAACACAACAGACACAATTGACAGAGATAAGCTTTCAAAAAGGCTATCAAACTTAAGAAATGCTGTTGCTATTGTCACTGTAGGTGGAGTTACTGATCTTGAAGTAAAGGAGAAGAAAGATAGAATAGATGATGCCGTTAGTGCAGTTAAATCTGCCTTGGAAGGCGGATATGTTGCTGGTGGAGGCTCTACTTTATTATACATCTCTAAATACAAGATGAAAAAGAAGTTAAAAGGAGGTCAAAAAGAAGGTTATGAGTTGATTAAAGCAGCTATCCAGAAGCCTTTTGAACAAATTTTAGCTAATGCAGGTATGGATAAAGAGAAGTACGAAGCTAGATTAAGAGTTTACGGTCAAGGCATCAATGTTAAGACTCGTAAAGTAGAAAACTTGTTAGAAAAAGGTGTGATTGACTCGGCCAAAGTTGTACAAGTATCTCTTGAGAACGCTACTTCAGTTGCTTCTTTGGTCCTACAAACAGATTGTTTAATAACTAGTGCAGGACTATAACGCTATGAAGCCAAGTATGAAGCCATTATTTGAAAGAGTTCTACTAAAAGTAGAAAACTTAGAAGAGAAAAAAGATTTGTTCGGTATCGATCAAGAAAAGCCAAAAGTATTTTTGATTGATGCTGCAACAGACTGTAAGGAGATTATCCTTAATAACATCGGATCAGAAGTTTTGTTCAACGGTGTTATTGCAGAGCAAATAGAAGAGACAGACGAATACAAAGTTGTACTGACTCATCAGACTAACCTATTAATGATATAGAAGAGATATGGAGACTATTAATAGTAATTTAACATTAACAAGTAATCCTTATTTGGGTAATATCCCAACACCAGGAGGATTAGGACTAAGTGGTACAATTAGTAACGGAACTAGCTATATTTCTAATTTACCAAGTATTTGTTTAACAAGTAAAAAAGCACACATGCAAGTAAAAATTGGAATTTTTAAAGTGAAGAGAGACGAAGATAACAATATCATCTCTTCAGAATTTGTAAAAGAGTTTTGGGCAGAAAAGATTGATGGAGTATCTATCGACCTTTTAGCAGCAAAAGAGTTAGAAGATAACTTTAATCCAAAAGAAGTTGTAGTAAAAGAGATATACACTGTAAATCTAAATTACTAAAAAAATCGGGGGCAGGGTAATATTGTTTGACAGGTCGAAAGACAGAACTGAGCCTGGACAGCCCCCAAATTTTTCTTATGGAAATTATTTGTAAAAAATGCAGCAAGCCTTTAGAGGGCCGACAAAAAATGTATTGCTCTAGGAAGTGTAAACAAAGAGTTTTAATAACTGACAAAAGGCAAGCATATAAAAAAGAAAATGGTATAGCCTTACAGTCACAAAAAGGCCTTAGGATTAAAGCCAGTGTAATAAAAACTATGGGTGGAGGTTGTAAAATATGCGGCTACTCTAAAAATATAACAGCACTAGAGTTTCATCACCTAGACCCTTCACAAAAATTATTTGTATTAGATTCTAGATCTTTCTCCAATAGGAGTATTAAAGCTATAGAAGAAGAGTTAAAAAAATGTATTTTAGTCTGTTCTAATTGTCATCAGGAGATACATTATCCACTAATGACATTGGAAAAATATAGTTAAAAACAAAACTTGCTGTGTCTGAGTGGTCCAAAGAATAAGTCTGCAAAACTGAAAACCGTGGGTTCGAATCCCTCCAGCAAGTCTAAATAAAGTAAGATGATAAAACAACAGTACATCCAGATGAGAAACGCTGGAAATATAGATGTCAATTGGTTCTATAGGTATTTTATAGAAGAAGGCGGAAAAGCAACTCCTCAGGACTTCTTTGATAACTTTTATTACAGCATACAAAAGATACCAGTACCAGGAGGATTTGTAGAACATAGAGAAGAGAGGGACTTAAGGCCTATATTAACGCACCTGGATAAGAAGTTTGATTTAACACTCCTGTTTGACAAGGCAGGTCAATTTTTAAAAATAGTAGAATAATGATTACAACGTTAAAGTTTTATGCAACATGGTGTGGACCGTGTTCAGTAGTATCAAAGCAGTTAGAGGGTCTAAACTTACAAGAAGTAGACTTAGATCAAGATGAAGATGGGTTAGCAATTAAGTACAAGATCAGAAATGTACCAACATTGGTTTTCTTAAAGGACGGTGTAGAAGTTGACAGACACTCAGGACTTATTACCAGAGATGCTTACTTAGATAAAGTAAACGATTTAGAAAATGGAAGACAGTAAAAGATACGTATATCACTTTGACAACTCAATAGATTTGGAATCAGTACAAGAGCTGATAGATATCTTGGCACAGCACGAAAAGATAGATTTGTTTTTTACCACAGCGGGAGGGGAAATAGCTGAAGTAAGAGTACTTATACACTACCTAAACACTAGAAAAGAAGACATTGACATCTATCTTACAGACGTTATCATGTCAGCCGGGACATTTCTACTGACAGATTTTGAAGGAAAGATTACAATAACAGATAGCCTAGACTGTATCTTATTTCACAAAACAGATCGACAAGTCTATACAAGAAGACAGCAGGTTGTCTCTATACCAATCCTACTAGAACAGTTGGATAAAGATAACGAGCTGATGGCCAAAAAGTTCTTAGATTTGGGGCTTACAAAATCCGAGATTAAAGATTACAAAGAAGGAAAAGACGTAGTACTCTACAGAAAAGATTTTAACAGATTAAAAATAAATAAGAAATGGACCAATACCAAGAAAAAGAAGTAGTGGAATTGTCAGTGGGACAAACACTAGTTGGGGTTAGTTTTAACCCAAGCAGAAACACCAAAGTGGACAGAGTAAAAGAACTGTGTGCAGAATTAGCCGACATTGTCTACGAAGACTTTGACACAGATGATAAAGAGCATGAGTTACCCCATATCAAACAAGAGATTCTAGCTTTAATCAGAAATAAAGCTTTCGAAGATATCTTATCAGCACAAATGACAATTGTAAAAGCATTAACCTTTAAACTATAATAACCATGTTCTGGACAACAAAAACCAACGCAGTAGATCTATCTAAAAAAAGGGTAGACATTTTAAGCTCTTTCTTGAAAGTAGAAGAGGATTTGAATAACTTAGCACAAGAGCAAGAAAACTACTCTAGAGAATTAGAGAGACAGATAGATGCCTTGAAAGATGAACAAGACCACATTGAGGGGGAAAACAAACTTACTCAAAACTTATTAAAAAACTTCAAAAAACTTTTGAGCTAAGGGATGATAGACCAATTAAAAGTATACAACGTAGGAGGAAAAGTACGAGTGGGTAGTAAAAATGATGGGGGCTATGTGCTCCCATTAAAAATGCTACAAAATAGCCAGTTCCTATTTAGTTACGGTATAGCTGAAGACATTACGTTTGACGAACACTATATTGAACTGACTGGGAATAAAGCATACGGCTATGACCACACAATAGACGGTGTTGATACAAAGCACCCAGATCTTTTTACATGGTACAAAAAAGGAATTTCTGGAAATCCTCAAGAGGAAACAGATAACTTTGTGAACCATTATAAAGAACTTGGCTTATCCGGGAGAGCACTTCTAAAAGTAGATGTAGAGAGTTGTGAGTACGAATGGTTATATAACACTAATCTAGAGGAGCTTTCAAAGATCACTACAGGTATTGTAATAGAGTTCCACGACTTAAACAACGACTTTGTAAGAGATAGGTTTATTAGCCATATTGAAGAGCTAAACAAGTACTTCTATATTTGCCACATACATGGCAACAACTGCTCAGAGACTTTTAAGTACGGAGATATTGATTTCCCTATGGTATTAGAGCTTACACTTATTTCAAAAGATATAGTTACAGAGGTTAGTATTAGTGAGGAAACTTTTCCAACAGAGCTAGATAGCCCTAATAATAAATATCTTAAAGATATAGATTTAAACTTTATGTAATGATACAGACTTATAAAGATCTTAAAGGAAGAGTTTGGGATCAACCAGGAATACCCAAATGGATATTTAGAGCTGGAAATGAGCCATTAGAAAATTTAAACTCTGAAATAGTAGACCTATACACAAAACAGTTGTATGAAAACCCTAACTATGAGATGTTCTATTTTAGCGAGCAAGATAGAGAGGATTTTATTAGGGATTTAAAAAACCAAAGCATAAAGTATACATACGATAAACTAATACCCCCTACGTATAAAGTAGATTTTTTTAAGTATGTACTTATGCATAACTATGGTGGAGTATACTTTGATTTTAGTATGACATCATTAATTTCACTAGATGAGCTTATACCTAATAGATTCCAAGAAGTTTTAGCCAGAGACTCAGTAGCAAATGATGGGTTATGTGCAGGTTTTATGGCAAGTGTACCTAAAACAAAATTAATGGAGTGGGCTATAGAGATATGTACGTACAATACAAAACATAGCTTGATGTGCAAAAATCCATTAGATGTAACCGGTCCAGGTATGTTTAGTACCGCATATAAATTAAAAAATCTATGCGACTCTATTACTACAGGTGATTTAGGAGATGCTTACATATACGATTTTAAAGACCCTGATTACATATATGATGGGGATACACCAGTAATTAAGATTAGAATACCTAATCATTATTCTCTGCTATATCAGTCAGGAGAAAATAATTTATACTACGCAAAGCTTTGGAATGAAAATAGAATATACAAAACACATGATACAAACTTATAAAGACTTAAAAAACAAAAAGTGGGAAGGAGAATTTATCCCAAAATGGGTATATAGATCAGGCCCAATGAGCTTAGAAAACCTTCCAGAATCTGTAAGAGAAGTTTACGAACAGCAAATTTTGGCTAATAACCCTGGATATGAGTTGTTCTATTTTGATGATGCAGATTGTGAGCAGTTTATTCTAGAAGAATGGGGCCAAGATTACCTAGACTTATACAACACCTTGATTCCAACAGCATACAGATCTGACTTTTTTAGATACTTGTTGCTTTATAATTACGGTGGAATATGGGGCGACTTTACACAAATCCCTCTTGCTAAGTTTGATGAAATGACAAAAGACGTAGACAGGGTTTTCTGTTTAGATAAGCCGGCCACCTTTACCAATATGGAACTGTACAACGCAATTATGATGACTAAGCCAAATGACAAAGTTCTGAGCAATGCAATAAGCATAGCTAAAGGTAACATACTCAGTAGAAAATACGGTGCCAACTCATTAGACATAACAGGACCAGTTGTACTAGGAGAAGCATTCAGAGCAAGTGAGTATCATAGCAAAGGATTTAACAAGAAGATACAACTAGGTACCTATAACAATACCAGAATCTTATTAAACCCAGATTACGATCCAATAGTAGTAGATCAGTTCAAAAAACCTATGTTTTACAAAAAGCTAGGTATGCATGTAAAGATCTTATACGGTAGTCATAACAAACACTACGATCCAGCATGGCACGATAAAACAGTATTCAGACAATAACCCCCAATAGACCCTTCCCTAATACGGAGGGGTTTTTGTTTTGGTACCCCCCCCCTCTTTATCCTAGTAATCTAGTAGGGTTGTATTTTTAGGGAGGGTATAAATTGGGTATATGTAATTTTTGAGTATATGTGGGGGATACCCTAACCACCATAGCTATAACCCCGCCAAAATTTTGGGGATTTTACCCCACCCCCCCTGTTTTTATTTCGAGGCATGATAGTCCAGCAAACAGCCTTAAAAGAGTTTTGACTTTTCAAAGTTATTTTTATACTATTTACTTATAGTAGTGTGTAGTGTTATAGTCTTAGCTTATAGTGTGTATGTAGTAGTATGCTTGTAGGCTTGTCCTTGCCTTGTCTTATTTAGATAGGTTATAAACTAGTATAATTGTTCAAAAGTTTTTATCTATTTATTTGCGTATTAAGTTTCAATAACAGAGGTACGCATTTATTGGGATTTTGCTTGTATTGAAAGAACTTTTGTTTTTGATAGTGGAGTACCATAAGCACTATAATCGTTCAATACAGAGCCTTATTTTAAGTTTAGTAGGCAGTTTCTTTGTGAAGCCCCGAAAACATTAGGGCTATAAAAATAATTGAAAAAATTTACATAAATGTTTGGTAGTTACAAAACTATTTGTATATTTGTACTCGATAAGCAACGAAGCCTATCATTAAACTCTCACATACAATGAATACAATTTTAGAATTAAAAGAAACGGCAACTTACTTCGGCAAAGATACCAAACGCAAGAGAAGTATATTTTTTAAGGCTTATTTAAAAGACCTTGACTATGTTATTGAGCATATAGAACCGCAATTAAAAAGTGAGCCTATTGCTTGGCACTTAGGTAATAGATTGACTACTGAAGACTTAAATAACTATAAGGCTGAAAGGCTGTTTATTGAGCAAAACTTTTTAGAACTAATTAACTAATAATAATCAAGCCCTCTTCGGGGGGCTTACAAAACAAAACAAAGATGAAGACATTAGAAAAATTTATAGATTGTATGAATAAGGTATTATTCGGAGGACAAAAAAACGTAACTTATAAACACTTTTAGAGATGAAGACAATTGATATACTATTCAAGGTATTATTCGGTTCATTAACAATACTCAGTTTTATTGGCATCTTCTTATCAGAGACTGCTAGCCAATATTCATGTAGTATTTACATGACTATTTTGTACGGGTTGGGTTTCTATGCACTAATTAAAATTGGATCTTATGGTAAGTTATAACGAAGTTTGTAGGACGTTTGAGTATTCCGTTGGAGCGTGGACGTTGATATGTTTTTCAATGAGAGAGTTGCAAAAACAAGTAAAAGATATTTATGGGGTCGATATTAGGACGCTATTAAATTGAGTGTGAGAGCTTATTTTGAAGAGAGGGGAGACGAAAGTTTCCTCTTTTTTTATGCCTAAAAGTTTGCGTATGTAAATAGTATTTATTATCTTTGGTATAACAAAATAGGGTACGATATGAATTGATTAATTAAATAGGGACAAGGATTGGACAACGGGCGAAGTGTAACACCAACACTGGAAGAGTAGACTCCGTCCTACCTATATGCGAAGGGTTTGGTAAGGGTACGTTTGGGTAAAGTTACAAAAAAATTTTATATAAAACAAATAAAGTTATCAACAGAAAATTGTTAATAAGTTTACAAAATAATTGTTGCAGCATACAAACCTTTGGCTTATATTTGTCCTGTGATTGTAACGAAGCAATTACTTAAACTTTAATCTTATGAAGACCTATATTGTAAAAACTATGCACGATGTTTATTTAGATGACTATAACGAGGGGGAAGGCAAATATGCAAACTCTTATGACTTAAAAGAGGAAGTAAAAGCGGAAACTCCACAAGATGCAATTCAGCAGTACTTTGATAAGCATTTAGGATATAAGTTCAACATTATTAATGCCTACATTCCACACAAAGAAGAGGAAGACGCACCTAAAAATGTTTTACACTATTCAGTTTTAGTTGATGAAGATAATTCAGAAGCAAGTAAAGAAGACATAAAACTTTGGCAAGAGGGTAAAAAACAACTATATTCTAATCATATATATTTATTAATATACCAAACAATACATTCTGAAATATAGTTAATTTCGGGGGTAAGAAAAAAATAAAAAAATTACCCCCTAAAAGTTGTATATTAAAAATAAAAGAATTACATTTACAAAGAATTTAAAAACACACACAAATTATGAAAAGAGTTCACACACCCGACAATGTTGCTCACTTATGGGCTAACCAATTACAAGAAGACGCACGTACACCTACAAGTAATTTATACTTTAATGGTACTGAAATTTATTCATACGGCTCACACTTTTGTATAGCCAAACATTTAGAAAATGGGGTTGTATTGTTTACTGAAAGAGAGTATAGCAATACCACCTCCAAACACAAATGGATAGTTAGACACGCTTGTAGCCATAAAGATATAGTGTATTGTTATAACCCACTAGGACACCACAACGATAATTTTGATGCGTGGGAAAGAGAGTGTAGTTTTATCATTGATAAATTAGCTAAGGCACGTAAACCCGAAAAGTATATCCAAGAGTTAGAGGGGGTAAAGTATAGAGCCGAAAGGTACGCTACTTTGTTTAATATTGCAGTACCCGAAGAGTTGTCCCAAGCGTGGGCAATTACAGATAAGCAAGAGGTTGTTGCCTATATGGAGAAAAAAGCCGAAGCTATCAAAAAAGAGAAAGCTAGAAAATTAAGACTTGCTAAAAAGAAGCATAAGGAAGAGGTACAGAAGTGGAAGAATTTTGAAACGTATAGACTGTATTCTAGGGGAGAGTATGACCTATTGAGATACAACAAAGAAAACAAACGTTTTCAAACGTCTCAGGGGGTTGAGATACCTTTGGCTATTGGGTTAGGTATTCATAAAAGACTAGTCAATTCAGAGGCAGTCGAAAAGATTTTGGAGTTTGAAGTTAAAGAGATAACCCCGAAGTATATCCAAGTGGGTTGCCACAAGGTAGAGCGTAAAGAGATAGATGAGATAATTAAACAAGCAACAGAGTAATGACAAAGTTTACAATAATAGTGGGGGAGATACAATTTTTCCCCACTTATGCACTAATCAGTTCAATTGATGAAGTATATCAGGCAGAGACCCTACAAGAATTAGAAGCGTTAGAAGATAGTTTTGATGATAGTGGTTTAGATTATCTAACCCTAGAAGTATATTCAGGTAGGATAGAAGTAACAAACGAAACATTGAAAGCCTTAATATGGGGTTAATTGCGAATTCCGCAAAGAATTAGGGGGGGTAAATGGTATAACCCCCGAGATTTTCGAGACCCCTCTTGAAAGATTATCAGTAAATGGGGGTTTTGATTGAGAAAAAAATAATTGGCTTAACAAAGAAACAGCATAAAACTAATGGTACTAACTAAAAAAGAAGCATTAACACTAGAGGGAGAGATAATAAAAGGCTCAACCAAGTACGAGATAAGAGGAATAACCTTTGAATGGAAAAGAATCCCACAATTACCTAGCCAAAAGAAACGAGAGCAATGGGCAAAGGAAAGAATAGCCGAATGGATACAAGCGGGAGGAATAGACGGAATAATAGACGGAGATAGTGGTAGGAAGTAGTGGTTAGGGTAAGGGAAACTAGAGTGGGGGGAGACAATTTTTAGTTAGTTTTGTTGCTAACTTGTTGATTTCCACGTTGTTCTAAAGGGGTGGAGACCCCCTCCCACTAGTTTTAGGGTGGTAAAGAGTAGTAAAAAGTGGGTGGTAGTACCCCCATATATAGTATATAGTAAAAAAGATAATTTATATGAACAAGTCAGTATTGATACAAGATATTCAAGAGGTGATTACTAGACAAGGTATGTTCTCTATTGGAGAGGTACAGATAGAGAGTTCTCCTAGCTTAGATACTAGAGGTAATTTAGAGAGTTATGTGGAAGCATTTTATTTAGACCATGCTATTGTGGTAGTGTATAATAGAGATTATTCTATTGTAGATGATTATAGGTTATCTTATTCAGATATACCATTGAGTACTTTGAGAGAGATACGTAAGGTATGTTTGGAGTATGAACAATTGCAACAAGAAGATTAAGGCAGTTTCTTTATCAAGCCGATTTTATTTTAAACAAAGCAGTATGAAAGATTTTAAACTTGAAGAGTTAAAATGTAGGTTAGACCTAGTAAGCCAAGAAGAGGGGCTTAAGTTAATCTATATGTGGGTAAAGCAAAATGTTATAACACAAAAACAATTTATTTTTTTAACTAAACACTTGCACAATTCAAAACTTAATTGTACATTTGTCTTAACAAAAACAGAGAAGATGAACACAACAGAAAGCAACAAACTATTAGCAGAGTTTTTAGGTATGGAACTGACAACAGACGGAATAAGCCAACTATATTACACAGAAGACAGAAGTTTGAGACAAATACCTAAATTTCACACCGATTGGAATTGGCTTATGCAAGTAGTAGATAAGATTTTTAGCACCGACTTGTATTATGATGAATACATAGACTATAACGCAAGTATGTTTACAAACGGACAAATTGAATTATCCGCTTCAATTAAACACGTTTACGACCAATGTGTAGAGTTTGTAAAATGGTATAACGAACAAAAGAAATAGTTATGGAACTAAAGAAAAAACATAGGCAAACCCTATTACAAGAGTTAGAAGTAGCAACCGCTGATTACCAAGAACATACGCTTTTAAGGTATGGAGATAAGTGTGATAAAGATATGGAAGAGTATTATGAAATTCGTATTTTTCTAGCGGGGGAAAGGTTAGAGTTAATCAAAAAAAGTTTAATTGATGACGAGATAGATTACTAAGTTATGGAAGCAATATCATTAGAAGAGTACGCAAAGAGATTAGGGTTTGAAGAGAATATACCAACTACTTTGCAAGAGATACAAGACTATATGGAAGAGCATTTAGATTGGACGCTTTGGGACTATCCAATTGAAGAGTATGAATACGCTTTGAACGAGGTTCATAACGGAGACAAAGATGAATTAGTTTTAGTAGAGACAGACTTCGGGTTAAGAATTTGTGAAATTTAAAAAAAATAAGATGATTAAGATAATACAACAAAGAATTTATGCAATCGAGACAGATGCAGTAGATGATGATTTTGACTATATGACTTGTAGTGATGATGAGTTCATCGAGGAAGCAGAGATAAGCGGGTTAATTTGGGAAGACTTAGAAGAGTTTGTACACCAATTAAACAATTCAGATATTAACCCCCAAGTAACGTACTTTAGAGTTATTAGTTATGAAAGAAAATAACGAGTTATTAGCAAGGTTTCTAGGTTATAGACAACCGCATCCCGCTTACATTAATACAAACTATTGGTACAAAGAGGGTAAACAACCGCTCACTATCTTATTGTTTGACGTTAGTTGGGATTGGTTAATGGAAGTGGTAGAAGAGATTTCAGATATACTACAATATAGCTTGAATGCAACACTAGACTTCTTATCAGAGGAGCAAGGTTGGGACGGCTTATGTAATAAAGAAGAAGTTTACAAGGCTTGTGTAGAATTTGTACGAGAGTACGCAAAAAAATAATTAAAAAAATTAGTAAAAATCAAAAATTAATTTGTACATTTGTACAACAATTTAAAACTCAAAAATTATGGAAAATTTATTTAATGGTATCGCACCAATCAGCGGGGAATTAGTAGTAAAAAGTTTATCAGAAAATGCTTCTTTAAGTCTAGGAGGAGTTTTTACACTACAAAAAGGAAGTTACACAGAAGAGTTCTATTACAATGCAATGGTATGTCAGAGCAACAGATTTAAAGGCTTTGTTGTAGTTGATGATATTGATTTTGATAGTAATGGTACGACCTCTTTAGGAAGCCTAAAGATTGACAATATTTACAAATTTAGAGAGAGTTTACAAAATAGCGGTTTGACCTCTTTATCAGATAGCCTACACTTTAGCCGAGAAGAAATAGAAAACGCTTGTAATCAAATTATTGCTCAAAGCAAGTTAGTAAAAAAGGCTTTTAAAGGATTAGTTTTGTTTGATGCTTTATCTTTAGAAGAGCAAAATTTAGTAAGACTATCACACATTATTGAAAAATACAAGGATGCTTCAGATTATCAGAAAAAAGAGTTGCTTGATATTAGAGATGAAGAGGGTAATCAACTTGTACCAACACTAGAGCAGTTGATTGAGTTATACCAATACAAAAAACAAAACCTAGCGTAATGACACGTCAAGAAGATGTTTGGCAATGCTCTAAATGTGGAGACGAGCAAGGAAGACACGATATGTGGTTTGAGGGGGTTTGTGGTAAGTGCCACACCCCCGAAACAATCGGCAGTATTGAAGAAGACGGCACGATAAATAAAGAGTACACAGGTAATGGTTATGTGTACAAAAATTATGAAGCATTCCAAAACAAGTCAAAAGAAGTTTGTTATGTTTCTGAAATGGATGATGACTTTATGGGATACAACGTTGGTTGGAGATACAGAGATTTTTTAGGACTAGCAAAAAACTTTATTAAATATAACGAAGACGTAAAAGAGTATCTCAGTAACAACAACATAACGGCTCACGATATGGCAGCACATATTTTTGAAAGCGTTGATTGGCAAGACCCAGCTACTTTAGTTAATGAGTGGGAACAAAATTCAACATTTACTGAATAAAAAGTTGTATATTTAAAACCTTATTATTATCTTTACCAAGAATTTAAAACTTAAAATTATGGAGACAAAAACAATTTGGGACTTTGTAGAACAATACTACCCTAACTACTCATCTAGCGATGAGATAATGCACAACGAAGACTTGTTGAAGTTATTAGAGGGACAAGTAGATACGGGAGCAGATAGTGTTTACAATGAAATTAGAGAAGAACTACTTATCTTTGATATAGAGCCTAGAGAAGAAGAGATACTAGGACTAGCACAACAAAGATATTCTGAATCTCTAACATCAATCTACGGACAAGCTATTCAAGGTTATTTAGAAACATTAAACCAATAGTTATGAAAACATTTTCAGAAAGAATTTACGAGTTAGAAAGAGAGGTAAGTGATACCTACAAAGAACTAAAAAAAGACAGAGAGTTTGTCTTATTATCAGAAGAAGATATTGCAGAGGGAGATTACGGAGATTATTTTGAAGTGAGAAATCATAATAATGGCAATGTTTATGATGTGCAAATTGTAAGAATAGATAGCAAGGGTATTGAGATAATTGAAGCAGAAGACGATAGTGAAAGATACTATATAGGTTTTCACGATTTATCAAGTATTGAGGACAGAATTAACCTAGTTGAAAATATGCAAAATTATTATGAGTAAGCATTTTATTATAGACGGTTATTGGAAAGACGACCTATTAGAGTTCAGAGACTTTATTGTCAGAGAGTATGACGATATTGTAGATGAAGAGCAAGACAATGAAATCTTCTACTACGGCTTAAGCGAAGCAGAAATCTTAGAATCAATTAACAACCCCGATGAGAGCGGACTAGAGTTCGTTGTTACAAACTACAAAGAAATAAAATTATAAAAAATAGTTGCACATTAAAAATAAAGTTGTATCTTTACCAAGAATTTAAAACTAATGATTATGGAAAAAGAGTTCCCAAAAAGCAGAAAAGCTCTTAAATCAGAGTTGCATAAGTTATGCAAGAAAAACACAATGCTATCAGAGTTCATTGATACAATTTTTTATAACTACTCGGATAAAGAAATCCTAGCATTTGATTTATCAAATTGGTATTGGGATTTTGAAATAGGGGAATTTTCAAGTTTGTTTTATTTGAGAAACGAAGATTTGATAGAGTTTGATGAAGACCTACCAATAGAAGAGAGAGGTTGGCAACAAAACACTTTAGAGGGGTTATTTGAGCAATATGCTCTTTATGATGATGAATTAGAGAAAGCAACCCTTGATAACGGCAAAGTAATACTTTTGCTAGACCAAGATGATTACCTAGAGTTTGTTATATTAGATAAAGAAAAAATACAAGGAGGGTACGCAATCCTATAAACTTAAAAAACATGGAAAATTTAGAATTATTTGCAAGAAAATGTACTTGTTGTGGTGGTGGAATGAATGACGGATATGTAGTAGGCGGTGGTGCTGAATACTATTGCTCTGACAATTGCCTAGAGCAACACTATACACCCGAAGAGTGGAAAGAGATGACTGCTGAAGAGGGAGAAGACGATTGTGGTTTTTCTCTAACTTATGGAGATAACTATTGGACAGAGTGGGACACCGAAGACGATGACGAAATGGAATATGTTTTGTATAAGGACGAAGTAATCGACAGAGAATACGTAAAGCCTAGAGTATCAAGAGAAGATTTCTTAAATTGGCTGTTTTCAGATAGTGATGATGCAAAAGGTTTAGGTATCAGAGTTATGAAAGAGTTAATGGTAAGTGGTACTTCTACAATTAGCGTAGATAAGTTGTTTTACGAGTGCGGTTACATTCCTGTACATATCCTAGAGAATTCAGATATGTTCGATGAAGACCAAGAGTTTGACCCAAGTGAAGTAACTTTATTATACTAAGAAATGGATATAAAAATAAACATAGTAGAAGCAGCATCAGAATTAGCCGATAGAGACTTAGTAATCTCATACGGAGACGGAGGTGGCAAAAACATATTCCCCAACGGTATCTTAAAAGACCTTGAAGATGAAATATCTTATACAGAAGAGGCACAGGACTACTTTAATGAAAGATATGATTTTTGGTATGACTTTTTGTGGAACTTAAAAACAGAGAATTAATTATGGCATACGTATTAGATGTAAAACATACTATTTGGCAAAGAATAGAGTTTGATACAAAAGAGCAAATGCTTGATGTACAAGAGAGATTAAAAAGTGGAGAATTGACAACAGGGCTTGATGTGATAGACCACCTAGCGGGAGATTGTGAAATTGAATACCTTTATGATACACTAGAGGAGATGTATCCCGAAGAGAATCAAGGGAATCCTACCATAGAAATAATGAATGATGAGCAAGGAGAGGTAATTTGGAAAAACATATAAGCCATGAGATACACAGAAAGACAACAAGAGGTTGTAGCCTTTTTAGAGCAGTTAGTACACAGGAGATTTAGTACAGAAAGTTTGAACAAAGCCTTGACGATGTTCTTCGGAGAGACTATTAAAGTAGAGAATGTTACTTTGTCTAGGATAGAAAACGGAGACGAAGATGAATTAACCGATTACAACCTTATGTTCGACCTAGAGCGTGAAGACCAGTACGGATATTTTGATATTTATATGTTGCCTTTACGAAAAGAGGGATTTGACGGAAGTACAATGATGATAACAGAAGTAGGTTATGAATTCGAGTAATGAATTAGCAGTAGTATCATCGTACATTATGTACTATGACTTATTAGAGTTCAGTATTAATGGCAGTTTCTTTTCAAAGATAGACAAGGCTATTGAGTTAGCAGAAAAGTTTATTGAAAGGTACTCACACGAATACAGAACAGATTGGACAGACAAAGATTGGGAAGAAACACTAGAGAATTTTATAATTCTAAACACACAGAATTAGATATGAGAACAATTTATTACGTGGTATCGCCACAATTAGAAAGCATAGACGACATCCAAGAATGCAATGGTTGGAAAGATATTAGTCTATATGAGATAGAAGAGGGTGCAATGGTATCTATTGGTTTCTTCACAATGCTAATGGCAGAAGAGACATACAAAGAGGTATCTACATACCTAGAAGAAGATTATTCACTAGACCTTGAAAAAATAAGGTTAATACAACTTTAGTTATGAAAAAGTACGCAGATTTATCAGAGCAAGAGAAAGAAGCACTAGAACAAAGGTTCTTTCTTTCCGAAGAAAAAGACGAGATATTCATTGACCAATACGGCAGACCTTATGCAAAAAAAGACGGGTTATTGTATTTTTCAATGAGAACAAACCAAACAGAGTATTCAATTAAAAACAAATAAAAATGAAAGAAGAAGTAGTAAAAGTAGTAGCAGAGTTTGACAAAGTTATCGCAAAGTCTAACCAAAGAACGGTTGAAGTAAAAAGAAATTCGGTTGGCGATGGGGCAATCCTAACCTTTAATGGACTTGTAGCAAATGTTGGTGCAGAATCAGCAGTAAGTAGCACTTTATCGGAGTGTGGATTAGTAAAGAGAACAAAGTTGGGTCTTACCACAGAATCCTTATTAGAGTTGTATGTAGTAATACAAACTTACATCAATGTTGTATTGGCAAATGAGGTAAGTGAAGAAAAACCAAAAAAAGTTAGGAAAAAAGATAATTAATACATATCTTTGCAAAAAAAATATTTAACCATGACAAGAATATCAGTAGGAGTTAGAGCCATAGAGCTTTGTGATGCACACTTAATCAAAGAGAGAATTGAGTTGTTAAGAATACCAAATGCCATTAAATCAGGAAAGGCGGTTGTAAAAAACATACCTAACACATTCACTCTAGGTACAGGACACGTAAAATTCTTCTACGATAAGTTAGGTTACTTACAGCAAAGATACGTAGAACTCACGGCAGAATGCTTGGAGAGAGATTTCAACATCACAGACTTTTCAGATAGTTTCAAAGATTTGCCCCCGAATCTTTGTAAAAACTACGAGGAAACAACACAAGACAGAGAGGTTGTAGTTCAGAGAGTAAACGAAAGATTACTAGGAATGAAAAACCTAAAGTACAACAGAGAATCAATTGAAGTAGAACATTTACTAATTACACCATAGTATGCTAAACTACAATAAATTAATGAGCCACAACCCGACAGAGTACGGGAGAATGATTAACTCTAAAGGACAAGAGATTATATTCTTAGAGCATCCTTTGAGAGGAGATGAGACAACCGTTATCTGTGTATGTCCACAACTAGAACTAGCTGCTTATAGTACTTTCTTCGAGTTAGATGATATGACGGCAGAACACAAAGAGTATGAACCAAGTTTCCAAGACGGACAATTCTTTATTGGACAATTTCAAGAAGACTTATGAGAACAATAAACGCAGAATCAAGATTAGCATTTGTAAGGCAAGATATTACTAGGTTACTAGAAGAACTACCAAAAGACATATTAGACACCCATATCGAAGAGTATTCTACTACTCTAGGAGACGTACTTAACGGAATTGCAATAGGTTGTGATGAATCCAACCAAGAGCCAGTATATTGGATAAGAAATTGGTTTGAGGTTTACCGAACAGACGATGAAGGAGTAAAAGAGACTATTGCAGAGTTTGACACAAAAAAACAAGCGTTGGACTTTATGTGGGAACGCTCTTTAAAATACCCCGAAACAGAATTAGGATATGATGAGTGGGAGAGCAACGGGGAAGCAAAAGGTATAAAAAATAACTATTAAAAAATAAAATTATGTTTAAATCAATCAAAAATTTTCACGACAAATATAGCGACAGAATTAGTGTGGTACTAAAGTTTGTGCTAGTATTAAGTTTTTTAGCAACGGTCTTTTTTATATTCAGACCTGACCTTAACAACAACTCAAATGTATCTCTTCCCGAAGAAATTCAAATGGCAGAGGTTGGAGATACCTTAAGAGTGTATAAAGTTAGCGACTCTATTTATGTGGAGTTTGTAAATCCTAAAAAGTAAAGGTATGAGAATTATAGTACAATACCAACCAAGAATTTCGGGATTAGCTATGGTCGTTATACAACAAGAAGTAGAGTGGTCTATGGTTGCAAAAGATGACCCAAACCAAAGACAATATTCTACTAGTTTAAGTATAGAGCAACTGAAAGAGTATGATATAGACAATGTCTTCGATAAAGACTTAAAATACCTAGAGGGGTTACTACTTGAAAAAGTTGAGTATATTGAGTTTTAGCATGGCAAAAATATTAATTAGCTTTAAGGAAGTAGAAGACTATCTCGAGAGTATCGAAAATACTCCTCAGGAGACAAGAAAAGAGATAATTGATACATTGTGTCAAATACAAGAAAAAGATGGCAGAAAATGGATATTTAGCCATGTCACAAAAAAGTATTATATTGATGAATACAATCAGTATGATGACTTTGTAAAAACTTACATATTTAATTACTAAAACACTATGAAAAACATACACGTATTACCAACAGACAAACCAAGTAGGTTACATTTAAAATCCGATGGATTTTATTTAACAAAAGAAGAAAATAGTTTTATACCTTATTCTTACCCTAAAAACATCTACATCACTAATGATGAAGAAATTAAAGAGGGGGATTGGTTTATTACAGACAAAAACACAATTTGTAAGTGTGTTAGAGTAGATTGGAAATACGCTTACTCTATTGAAGCAGGAAGTAGAAGTAAAAACAATTGTAAAAAAATCATCCTAACAACAGACCAAGACTTAATTGGTGTACAAGCTATTGATGATGAGTTCTTAGAATGGTTTGTAGCTAAAGCAAATGATAGTGGTAAACCAATTGATATTATTGATGTTACTTATGGAGTATTAAAACCATTTCAGAGTGAAGATAAAGGGTACTTAATTCATTGTCCCGATAATGAAGTATTAGAAGAATCTAAACAAGAAACAATTGAAGAATATATTGAAAAATCATATCCCAAAGATGATTCATCTTATGATTTCACAGTAAGAAGTAAAGTAAGAAATGGTATAAGAGAAGGTGCTAAATGGCAACAAGAAAGAATGTATAGTGAGGAAGATATGAAAGAAGCATTTTCTATGGGTAGAACTGGAAAAACAATAGAGGACTTTAACATAAAATTTAAAAACAAATAAGATATGACAAGTGTAGAATGGTTAGAAAATGAAATGCAAAAAACATATATCTTTAATCAAAATGATTTTGATATGTTTAAGCAAGCCAAAGAAATGGAAAAGGAACAGATTACTGATGGTTATAATGAAGGAAAAACAAACGGAATGGATATATCTCATCCATTATCTTTAACTAAAGAAATATCAGCAGAACAATACTACAATGAAACATTTAATAAATAATTAAAAATGGGAAATCAAACAACAATAACCACTCAAAATTTAGAATACTTAAATTACATCTATATGATGAGTAAAAACAAATAAGATATGAAAAACATACACATATTACCAACAGATAAACAAAGTAAGTTATACTATTGGGAAGGAAAACTAAGATTGGGAGATTTGACAACTGCCCCTAAAAATTTAGGAATATCTAATCAAAACATCTACATCACTTCTGATGAAGAAATTAAAGAGGGAGATTGGTTTTTAGATGATAATAATCAAATATCACATTCATATAGATTATCACACGTAAAATTTGCTAATCCCAAAAAAATCATCCTAACAACAGACCAAGACTTAATCAAAGATGGTGTACAAGCTATTGATGATGATTTCCTTGAATGGTTTGTTAAGAATCCTAAAAGTGAGAATGTATATGTTTACAAAGAATATAAACAAGTAAACCAGAATAATCCCGTTACAAGGGGAAGTACTGCATTAGGTTTCTCTCACTATGAAGTTCAATCACTTGACCTTTCGGCACCAATAGAAACCAACGAAAAGGAGATTGTGACAAATTTACCTAATAGTGATGATTTTTTCAAACAAGAAACACTTGAAGAAGCTGATGAAATAATAACAACTACTAAATTTAGTTGGGAAGAAGACAAGAAAATGTATAGTGAGGAAGAAGTTTTGGAACAATTAAATTTATTATATGGTATGAAAAACTCATTAGTTGATACATTCACTGATGAGAATGATTACATCACTATGAAATGGTTTGAACAATTTAAAAAGAAATAAGATATGGCAGTAGAAAAAGTGGTACTTTGTATCAACACGGGATTTAATATGTTTTTAAACCCTAATTTTGTGGAGCATTTTATTGATGTTCCGGAAAAACCTAAGAAGGTAAGAGCAGTTAAGAGTCAAACCAAAATTAAAACTAATAAGTAGTATGGTAGTTTGGTTTATATGTTTAATGGTGTCTTTGTACGCCTTATCAAGATTTAAAGTAAATTAGTAGTATGCCGTTAGTCTTACTTACAGTAACAATATATGTGGTTTTGTTAGCCACAACAAGAGATTAAAGCTTTTACGGAATGAGAATCCTTACATACCCTGTAATGTTGGTCGTTACTATGGTCGTATCACTACACTGCTGTAAAAGCAATAATCATATATCAGTGTAAATAGTAATATGGGTGGCTTTTCGGAGAGACGAAATAATTTAAAAAAAGAGATATGGATAATAATGAATTAATTTTTAGTAGTGTATGTGTAGTTTGTGGCACAATATTTTTTTGTGTGTTCTACATAGCATTGTTTACAGACTTTTTTAATAAGAGATAATATGACAACAATAGGACAAGAAAAATTACAACTTATGCTACTTTTAGTAGTTATTACAATCATTTGGATTGCTTACGAGATTTATCTTATGCCTAAGGGCAGATACACGATAGAGACTAACTTTGCATCTTGGAAGACTGATGAGTATCACCTTACACCTGATGGTTACTTAGTGTTTAAAACACATCTAGGCAAAGAGATAGAAATCCGTGGTAAGTACACTATAAAAGACTCAGAAAGTAAATGAAATTAATTTACATGGTAAAGACAATGGAGTTGATTGCCAAAACAAAGGGTACAAAAGCAGCTAAAGATTTAGAGGCACTTGGGACGATAGAGTACATGGGAGAGATTCCCTATTTAGTAATTAAAATAAAAGACTAAAAACTTGTAGGTATAAAAAATTAGTATTACCTTTGTAAAAATTTAAAAACATGAAGATACAAAAAATTAATTGGCAACACAGAAGAGATTTTGAAGCCGTTTATGAATGTGAGCATTGTGGAGACACTCATATAAGTGATGGTTATGATGACTACAACTTTCATACAAACGTGATTCCAAAAATGGAATGCCCAAATTGTGGAGAAACCGCAAGTGCAGAGTACAAACCTAGGGAAACCAAATACAGAGCAAACGAAATAGTATAATTATGGGATTTTTTGAAAAACAAATAGTGCTTACAGAAGAAGAGCAACAACTTTTAGACATGGTTTCAGTTATGGTTAACAACCCTCAATGTAATATTGATGTTGACCCTGAAACTATGAAATATCTTTTAGAGATAGAGTCTTTGCAATATTTCGCTATTATTGATAGTGTAGGTATAGAGTTCAGTAATCACAGCTTCTCAGTTGCTAGAAGACTGAGTGCTAATGGGCTAACTGCTATTAAAAAAGTAGTAGCAAACGAATCTTCTAGGAGATGGGTATTAAAAAGAGATACTATCTCTAAGAACCAAAAAGACTTAATAGAAAAAATTAAAACAAACGTAGGAAATGGCACAAACTAATGCACCAGTAAAAATATCTGACCTAATCAAGTTTTCAGAAGTAGATTACAAAGAGACCAAAAAGACTTTGGCTACAATGAATCAGATGGTTACAGAGTACGTAAGGAATACAGATGACCTTGACGGCCTAGAAGATCTTAAGAGAAGATTTAATAGCTATTTGGTTTACCTTGCTACATATTATAGTAAAATCAGATGCTTCCGAGAGAACTTTGAGTACCTAGAAGCACAGAGAAAGAGAATCAAGTCAGAAGCTATTGACCACATCATGAAGAATAGTGATGATAAGATTTCTATCTCAGCAGCAGAAAAAGTAGTTTACTCAAGCAAATATTACATGGATAGAATAAGTTTGATAGAACAACTAAAGCAGTTCTTCTATATAGTAGATTTATCTTATCAAAATTATCAAGACGTACAAAGAAGTATTTATCAATCAATCTCTATATTATCAAAAGAGAAACAATCAACAATTAACTAATTATGGGAACAATTTTTATTATCGGGTTTTTATGGCTATTGGTAGGGTACACTTCTTGCAAAATTACTAGGTACGCCTGGGAAGTAAATTGGTATGAAAGTTTTGGGGTTCATTATGTAGATGATTCTGAATTTTTCAACCAAAAAGAAGAACTAATACACATAATCATTTGCTCATTAGGGGGAATTATAACAGCAGGAGTAATGGTAGCTCTAACAAAGCCATATAGCTCGGAGTCTATTTACTATTACAAAAAGAGTCTAGGTATGGTGTTTAGATATAACAGAGAAAAAGTAGAGAAGCACTATGGCACAAGTAAAGTATAAGTTAGTTAGAAAAGAAGACGGCTTAGTAAAAGAGTCAAAAGACATTAATTGGGTAGAGTGGGATGAAAGAGGGTCTTTCAAAGAAGTACACAACGAACCTAAAGTTGGCTATTCTGCAATAGTAGGTCCAAAAAGCATCTCGTACTCTTGGTTAACAACACCAATAACAGAGATTTTAGAACAGAGAGAAGATTACTTACATTTCAAAACAGAAAATAGTGAGTATGAACTCTTCAAAGAAGAAGATATAACAGATAAAGATTTAATGAGTTAATTATGGAAGATATATTTATAGAAGATGTATTGAGTTTTTTATTAGGCAGCTTTATAGTATTGCTTGTGTGGTTTGCTGTTTCAGGGCTATTGTATATGATGCTAGACTCGACAGAATTAAGGAATGGTAAAAGTTTAAGAGATTATATCTCTATAAATATTAAATTACCAAAAAGAGAAAGGTTTTTGACCAAAGTAGATCCAATCTACGAACTGAAAAATTCTGATTGGCAGGGTTGGTGTATAGTAAAATGGGAATTAGATTATACAGATAATAACACAGGGTTGCAACTTTTGATGTTATTATTGTTTTATCCTATTAATTTACATAGGTATAAGTACGTAGCTAAAGGTGTCATTTCTCTAGGGAATAAAAACTATACAGACATTGATGTAAGTTTGAAAGAGTACTACGAAGCACAATGGTTTATTGAAAATGCTGAAGAGTTGGAAAAAGCTGCTCGCAGAAAAGAGTTAAAGGATAAAAGAGAGAGTTTGAACAAGGTGTTTAACGAAAATTACGAATAATGGGAGCAATTATTATATTACTAACTGCACTTCTTATAGTGCAATTAATAAGCGGTGCTATACTACGTTTTGAAGATGGGTCTCCGGCTAAAGACAAGGATATTTTAGAGTTTTTAGAAAAAACCAATAAAGGTTACACTAAAATTAATACTAATTGGTCAGGTAATTTATGCATACATGGAACATTTGATACTCCGCATCCTCGTATCCTTAGAAATCCTAAATGGTTTGTATTTTATCCTTATACAATAGAGGGTGTTGGTATTGTGCCAAGGTGGTATAAATCAAGAAAGGTAATTGATGCAAAGTTTTCTGAGCTATTCAAGGGAAGCCAATGGGATACAAACAAACGTAAAAAATTAGGATTAGATTAATATGAAACATTTTATAAATATATTTGTACTAATAATTTTAGTAGCATTTATAGTAGGGGTTACTTTCTTACAAATAACTTACGGAGAAGCTTGGTTTATAGGGTATTTACCGCTAATGTTTTTATCTCTTTTTTGGGGGATAAAGCTATACGAGGACTATTAAAATAGATAAGATATGCCATTTTATACAGGAACAAAACCAGACTTTTCTGATATCCGAGAAATTGGAGGTCTGTACATATCAGAGGATGGAAATCAGTGGTCAACCAGTCCATACCCAATTCATCGAGAATTATACAGACATTTAAAGTATGTTAATTTGAGTTTTAAAGAGGCCTATGAGGCAATGCTAAATGGAACTTCAAAGGCATCTAAAAGAGTACAAAAATATGTATTGGCTAATTATAAAGCCATGAACCCGCAAAATAAATAAAGATGAGTGCAGAATGTGAAATGGACAAATGTGATTTTTGTCACGAAGTTAAGACAGTAGAAAGAACTTACTTAAGACCAAGTAAGTATGTAAAGCCCACAGAGGCAGAAGAATATTGTAAGTTGTACAATGAGGGTAGTTACTTCATTATTGTAAAAACTTGTAATGATTGTGGAACACCTAAAATTTAAAAAATGCAAGAAAAATTAAAGCAAAAATTTGCACAAAAAATGTTGGATGAGAGATTAAGTTTCTTACCATTAGAAGAATCTCTACAATTAGTAGAGGCTGATATTAATTTAGACACAACTTTTTATTGGGTTATTAATATTGAAGAATTAGGTACAGACGAAAAAGAACCTTATGAAATGACTACTGAAGAGCTTTTAGAAAGCTATGAAGAAGTTTTTGGAGATAGTAATTGGGGGTTAAGAGTAGGTAATACAGAGGAGTTTGATGAGTTTACTCTAGAACTTGCCCCGGCACCAACTTATATTGATTTAATTAAGTAAGTTATGGAAACAATATTAGTATTTATCCTAGGGTACCTAATAGGTGTTCTTTGGGAAAGGTGGAAGTTTTTTAATAAGACAGGTGAACATTTACAAGAAGTTAAAAAGAAATAAGAGATGAAGCATCAAGAAAAAGAGTTAGTTCCGGGACAAGTTTATTATCTCGACAATATGAAAGAAGATTGGGGGATATTTAAAGAGTATGATGACCAAGGAAATTTATGGTTTACCCCACTAAAAGGCTCAAGTTATCTAGTAGATGAAAGCAGAAATGTTATTGGATTTGCTGCCCTCAGTTTTAGAGAATGGGAAATTAAAGAAGACTAAGCATGAATCATAAAGATTTAAAAATTGGAGTTTACACTAGTCCACAGTCAGGCACACTTGAATTTGAAAGATACGTTGTAGAAGATGAAACAGACTTAGACAACTTTCGTGAAAAATTCCCACAGATTAATGTATTTAAAATGTATGATAATTTTAAAAAAGCATTAAGTGAAGGTCACACTATCCTATTAACAGATGAGCATAGACTAACAGGTATGCCTACATATTGTTTCGAGAGTAAGACAGATAAAACACACCCAAGCTCTATGAATAGAGTAAAATTAATTAAAGAAGACTAGTATGAAAAAGTTATTTTTATTATTGTTGTTAGTGTTTTCACTAAATTTTGCTAACGCACAACATAAGCAGTTCAGAAGAATTTATACAGAAGTAGCTGTAACTAAAGGGGATGATACAAAGAGAATAGATGTTGTAAACACTATCTTTTTTAATTACGGAAACAAAGCAGTACTTAAGATATATAGCTCTGACAATACAGTCACTTTTTATGACCAAGTAACTGATACTGATGAGGGTAAGACATCAGGTGGAATGGCATTTCAGTCTGCTGTGTATAGACAAAGAGGCACAGGACTAGAAATAGGCTTTCAAATGTTTGATGAAGCTAAGTATGGATGTAGGGTTGTATTCACCGATGGATCAATGATACAATTTTTACCATAAAAAGTTTGCGAGATTAAAAAAGAAGTATTACCTTTGCAAAAAATTTAAAACAAGAATATGAAATTATTAAGAGACATTCCAACTAACCACTTCGTAGCAATTGATATTGAGACAGTTAGAATTAAGGAAAAGTATGAAGACTTATCTCCAGAGTGGCAATCTGCTTGGGAGTATAAGAACAAACAATCAGGAGAAGTGCCTTACTTCGAGGAGCTATCAGACTCTTGGGACAAAACAGCATCACTATTCGCAGAGTTTAGTAAAGTATGTGCAGTAAGTCTTGTGTTTATGATTGGAGACGAAAAGCTAAAGTTCAAAGAGTTCTACGGAGAGGATGAAGAAGCCTTATTGACAGAGCTTAGAGATTTCTTACAAAGAATGGCTCAAAGTGAGGGAGGTAAAAACTACAGATTAGTAGGGCATGCAGCTAAGTACTTTGATTACCCTTTCTTATGCAAGAGGTATGTAATCAACAGCATTACTATTCCTACATTGTTAGACACAGCTCACTTAAAGCCTTGGGAAAGCCGTAACCTTTGTACAAATGCTGACATTTGGAAGATGGGTGGCACAGGTGCCGGAAGTTCTTTACAAGCATTGTGTACAACATTAAATATCCCAATCTCTAAAGTAGATTTAGTAGGAGATGAGGTAGGTTCTGCTTATTACAGAGGAGAAGTAGAAAGAATTGCTAAGTATTGTACGTTAGACACTATTGCCACATTCAACGTAATTCGTAGAATCAAAGGAGAAAGAGTGTTTGAGTTTGACGAAGCAACAGCAGTAAAAGAGGGGGGTTCAAATAAGCTAGTTCCGTCAAATAATATTGCTAAACCGGTAGCACCTATAAAAGAAGAGCCTAAGAAAGCTCCTGTAAAGAAAGTTGCAGAAAAGGTGGATACAACAGACCCTGAAGAGTTATTGTTTGCTAAGCTTCCTGTGTTACACAAGATAGTAAATGCAACAGAAATTCTTCCTGAGACTAAACAGGAGATAGTTGACCTTTTAAGAAAAAAGAAGTTAACTAAGAAAGATAGAGGTTACATAGAAGACATCTTAATAAACCTGTATGTTAACAATGAGATGTTCAAAGCAGACAAGCCTGCGGTAAAAGAATCAAAAATTGCAGAGATTGTACAATTATTAGACAGTATTTAACATGGGATACCCCAATCATTTAGGTAATCCAAAAGTTTAACTTATTTTGAAAAGTGTTATTTATTTTTTACCTTTGTAAAAAATTATTTATGATAGGTATATATAAAATAACTTCCCCTAGTGGTAAAATTTACATAGGGCAAAGTGTAGATATTGATAGTAGATTAGCACATTATAAAAGATTAGACTGCAAAGGTCAAGTTAAGCTTTTTAACTCCCTTAAAAAGTATGAGGCTAAAAATCATACTTTTGAGGTAGTTGAAGAATGTAGTGTTTTTGAGTTATCAAATAGAGAGGGTTATTGGCAAGATTTTTATAATTCTATTCATAGTGGATTAAATTGCAGAAGAGTATCAACAAAAGATAAGTCAGGGTACGATGCAAAAGAAACTGTAGAGAAAAGAGCCAGTAAACTAAGAGGGGTAAAAAGACCTAGCATCTCTGGTGAAAAACACCATAATTTTGGGAAGACTATGCCAAAGTATTTAAAAGATAAGATTAGCAACTTTAGGAAATCTCAAACAGGAGAGTTAAACCACTCTTCAAAATTAGTGATTTGTCTAATAAGCGGTATCTTTTATGAAAGTATACAAGAGGCAAGCGTATCACGAAATATGACTTACAAACAACTTTACACCAGACTTGTAGGAACAGCTATAAATAATACTAGTTTAGTATTAGTAGATAACTACGAAAAAGGTAAATTAGTTAGCAAAGTTAAGGCTAATATTAGAGGAGGTAATAATCCAAACTCAAAGACTCTTTTAGATACAGAGTCTGGTATTTACTACAGCTCCATAAAAGATGCAGCTGAATCCTTAGGTATTAGTTGTGGTATATTAAGAGATATGCTAAGAGGTAAACAAAAAAATAAAACAAATTTAATATATGACAAATAAGTTATTAGATTTACCCAAAGTATATGAGGTAAACGAGAAGACCCCTGAAAAGTACAAGAAGTACGAGGGCATGCCGAAACTTAGTTATTCTGCCTACGGGTCGTTTACTGAACAGGCTTATCGAGGAGAGTTTTTTGCTAATTACTTCTTAGGTATCAGAGGAGAGGGAAATATCTTCACAGAGTATGGTAGTAAGTGCGGAGAGTTCTTAGAGAAGCTTGAGACATCAGATCTTTCAGAGTTTGATATTTCTGTACTATCTCAGATTACAAGGCCGGAGAATGCAAAATACGAGGTTGAAGTAGTTGTTGATAGAGGTTCTTATGTTATCCAAGGATTTATTGACCAAGAGTACCAAGGGGAAAATGGTTTAGTAATCCAGGATTTAAAGACTGGGGCAATTGATAAGAAAGCCAAAGACTACGGAGGAGATGATTATCAACAAACAACTCTATACGCTTATCAAAGAGAGTTAGAGGGAGAGAAGATTGCTTATTCAGGTGTAATGCTAGTAGATAGAAAGGGGAACGGTCAAGAAAAGTATCCTCTTAGATTAACAGGAGAGATTGCTTACATACCAACACCTTACTCTAAAGAAAGAGCAGAGACATTTTTGAATAAGTTTGATAAGGTAGCTAAGGAAATAGAAGCCTATCATAAAATTTATAAAAAATATTTTAAATAAAGCTTGCAGGATTAAAAAATAGTTTGTATCTTTGCAGAAGAAAATAACAACACACTGAGAAAGGCAGTCAAAGAGGTAAGAATTGGTAGTATTTATAGCCCACGCCCTGATATAGCAGTCGCCTATATTGTGACGACTCTTAATGTAACAAGGAACATTAGACCTAGCTTAGTATAATAAAGTAGAAATAATCCTGGACTTACAGAACCAGTGTAAATAGTAAACTACCTTATTTCAACCTTGATGACGGTGTGTTTTTTAAAAAAGGAAAAAATGAAGTATTTAATCAGTATTATAGGTATCTTTTGTTCAGTACTTATATTTATGAAGTTGTTGTCTATGCTAAATGCAGGAAACACTCTTATGAACATAGCAGGATTGATCGGGCTCTTTTTATTAGGGTTCGTTATTGGAAAAACAAAATTATTCACAAAATTTAAAAAGTAAAGAATGAAAAAAGTATTAGGGTTATTGAGTTTAGTATTAGTAATGACATTTACATCATGTACAACAGCAGATTCTTCTGAGGTAGCATTGATAGTAGATCAAATTGGAAATGACAAAGGTGTACCAAATGTAGAAATGGCATCAGGTTTTATCTTCTATTTTCCTCCAACACAAGATGTATTCTTGTACCCAACTAATGTACAACACAAGATTTGGAGTGCTAAAGATGAAGAAGGTAACGACACTCGAATCAACGTAACATCGTCAGATGGAGCTACATTTGGATTAGATGTTGCTTTGAATATTCAACTACAAAGAGAAAGAGCGTCTGATTTGTTTATCAAGTACAGAGTTGATATGGATAAGTTAATTGATACAAGAGTTAAAACTATCGTTAGGAAAGAGTTATTAGACAATGCAGTAGGTTTTGCCTCTGACAGTTTATTACAACACAGAAATATCTATGAGGCAAACGTATCTAAGACTTTGGCAATTGCCTTAAATAAAGAGGGATTTGATTTATCAAACTTAGCTGTAACAAGCATGTCTATTCCTGATTCATACAGAGCCGCTATTAATAAAAAGATTAAAGTTATACAAGAGACAGCAACTATTAAGTCACAAACCGAGCAGGCACAGCAAGAAGCTATGAGAAAAGTAGCGGTAGCAAAGGGTAATTTTGAAGCGGCACAATTCGATGCTAAAACAAAAGAGATAATGTCACAGCCTAAGATGTTAGAGTTATACAAAGCAGAAACTGAAAGAATTTGGGCACAAAGAGGGGTATCTCCTTACGGTAATAATAACGTTTTTGGTGCCGGTACAGGTATCATGTTGAATAGAAAGTAAAACATAAGCCACACATAGAAAGACAAACAAGTAATTGACTGATAAGTATAGATAGGATATGTATAAGCCTGTGAGCTTTGCGACTTGGGCACTAATCCCGCTATTGATTTAAAACATAACAGAATTACAACACTATCAAGAGGTGTTATGTTTGTTAAGTATGATAAAATGGAGCTGCATCCCCAATTAGGTGAGAGCTTGAGTAAGGCAGTCAAACAATCCAAATTTTCTCCCAATCTTGATGGATGTGTGTTTTTATAGTAAATAGACGTAAGGCAGAGGGTCTTGAGTTAACTCGGGCATTCCCCCCTACACAGGTAGTACGGAATTTATGTAATAGGTTAAACATTGAATACCTTTGTAAATAAGTGCCGAAGACAAATCATAAAATCAAAACAAGTTACCTGTAATAGTGGTAAATGGAAGATATAGGTTGATTACTTAATTTGCATAAAGATACTATCAGTAATGGTAGATGGTTAAAGGTTATCCATAATGTATAAAACCTTTATTTTTAAATTGATGTTATGGAAAATTGGAAAACCCTCTTAGAAAATAGTAATTACGAAATATCAGATAATGGTAATTTTCGTAATAAAAAAGGTAAAGTGTTAAGGCTAAACATCAATGCTAGGGGGTATTTATATTGTAATATATCTACAAAAGGCAAGGTAACTAAAGTAAAAATACATATACTTGTTGCTAAATATTTTGTAGAAAACATTAATAACAAAGAAACTGTAAATCACATAGATGGAAGTAAGTTAAATAATCATTTTTCTAATTTAGAATGGTTAACAAGAAAAGAAAATATACAGCATTATTTTAAAAACAAAAATAATTTACCAATGCTCGCTGTTAATTGAGAAGTAGAGTGTATTAATTTCCGAATAAGGGTTTACAGTAGGAAAACGTTACTCATTGCACTCAATCAGAAACCCTGCTCATGTACAAGCCCCGTAACTGATAACTCGGTAGGCTACATGAAAGACACAGGTTGGTAAAATAGAGTACCGGTTGGTGTAAGTGGGAATAAATACCACCTTGGGTTAACATGTTGACTGAGATAGCATCTCTTAATTTGTCAGCAGATGAGAGTTCGAGTCTCTCACCGGTACCAATGGTTATGAGCAACGTGCCCCACTAATTGCACAATGTTGACTGCTCGGAAAGACGGGCTCATTTTGTTAGGTGGGCGTAATGAGGGATTGGTTCCCGAGTCCAGTAAAATGGTTGCTTCTCCGGTTCGAGTCCGGCCCTAACAGCAGCAGTCATCTGAACTAGCACTAGGACGATGACTACCAACGGAGGAAGCTAGTCTCACGGTTGGTCCTGTAGGTTGCGACCAGTACGCATAAAAAGACTCCTACCAGGTAAAGTAGGTGTGTGGCGTTTTCAGTCCAAGCTTTACCATTTTTTATAGGTTATTGTGTTATTTTGATATTGAAGATTCGAGGCTCAGTCATTTGACTTGAGCACGCTACCTCGGACCTTGACAAGTGCCCCCACATGGGGGAAATGATTGAGTGGCGGAATTGGTAGACGCAAGCAGATATGCTTAAAAAATAGACTGAGTTGCCAAACTTACAATTGGAGAATGGTTCCCTATCCATTTATACAGGTTCGAATCCTGTCTCAATCACGAAATGATTTGTTGATTTATTATTGAATTTGAGCAAGACCCGGGGGCAGAGCCCGGCACCTCCACAAAAGTTTCCTTGAACTATAAACAAGGTGGTGGAGTCGATGAGAAATCAGAGACCTAGGCTTTATCGGTTGTGCCTTAAACAGCCGGTGTTATTGGGGGTGAAATAGTATTGATTGGCAATAAGTAGGTAATAAGGAGAATTAATTTCAAAAATAAACGCTGACGTTTATACACTTGGTGGGGTACAGATGAGATCTGCAGCCTAACACGTCCGGGGAGAACGACATCTCCCCAAATTGGTCCTGTAGCTCAGTTGGTTAGAGCACCTGACTCATAATCAGGGAGTCCATGGTTCGAGACCATGCTGGACCACTTAGCAAGACATAAACAATAAGGAAACCTCGTCACAGGTTTATGTTAAGTTGCAGACGAGCCGAAATGCTTACGGTTAACGAGGCTTACCCATAAAGTCTAGAGAGCACAATCTAACGGGTGACTGATGGAAAGACATCAAATGGGGACGTGATGTAATTGGAAGGCATACCTGCTAGAAGTAGGTGGTAAGAGCAGTAACAAAGAAGTATTGAAGTTTTGGAGTAATTAACCAATTCAGGGTCTGCTAAGGACTTAGACATACAACAATGGAAATGACTCAAAAGTGAAAGCAGTAAGTGTACATTAACTGTGAAAGCTCCGTGCAGATTCGAGTTCTGCCGGCCCCACAAAATGGAAGAGTAGCAGATAAGGTCGCTCCTGAACTGTGAGTGGGACTAATGTGACGGTCAATCGTAAAGGCTCAAGGTACGTAACAAGAAGTAGTTGGTTGGAGTAAGTGACTTAGCATCGGAGGTTCGATTCCTCCCTCTTTTACTAATAAGTTAAAACATGAGTACAAGACAAACATCAATTGATTGCTATAATAAGATAAAATCAGAGGGATTACTATCAAAACTAAGACTAGCAACATACGGTGCTCTGATAAACTCAGCACCTTGCACTGCAGGAGAGTTACAAGAGTACATAGAAAAAAATCAAATAAAAGTAAAACACTCTTGGAAACTACTTTCTCAACTAAGGGACTTAGGTGTTGTCTACGAGACAAAAGAAAGACAGTGTAAAGTAAGTGGCAGGACCGTAATAGAATGGGACCTGACAAATAACTTACCCAATAAGGAAAAAATAACGTCCGATACAAAAAAAGAAAGACTTAAAAATGCATTAGATGCCCTGAGAAATTTATACAAAAAAAGAAATTCGGCAATTGATGATGATTGGAAAAATGTAGCTAATTTAATAAAAAAGATATAAGATGGCAGAACAAAAAGTTAGAAGTATAAAGGAGTTGCTAATTGATATGCGAGAGCATCAAGAACTATTTAGAGATGGGCTATGTGGTTGGGCAGTAGGAATGTATGGGCATAGTAAAGTTACACTCGAAGAGTATATGATACTAAAGAAATACATAAAAGCAAATAGACCAGGGCTATTTGAAAGTGTTAAGTCTTTTATAGCTTACATTCAATTAGAGGCATACTATTGGAAAATAGGAGAGATAGCACCAAGAATAGAATGGTTAGAGAAACACATTAAATTAAACAAAGCAAATGAAAAATAAAAAGTTACAGATTGACGAAGAGAATTATATCAATGTACAAGACAGTTACAATTGTACTTTAGTAATGACAGAAGAGAAAGAAAAGGCAGACGGAACACCTTATATTTCTTCAAGGGAATACCATTTCCCTAGTGTGACCCACGCTTTAAAAAAGTATATGGAGGTTGCACAAAAAGAGTCTGTAGATGTAAAAGACTGTATAAGAGTAACAGAGGAGTGTTTTGCTAAAATTGAAAAATTAAAGTTTAGCTAATGGTTACAATAGGATCCACAGCAATAAAACACTATTTCCCAGACTTTCCTAGAGAGCCTAAGGATTTAGATATTGCAGTCAAAGACACTGAGTATCTAGAAAAGTTGCCGGGGGTAGAGTACTTAGAAAACAAAGTGATCTACAAGTACCAAACAGAGGGATTTCTAAAACCTGAGTTGATGATTTCACTTAAAGCCTCCCACATGTTTTGGGATAACAATTGGGACAAGCATTTGTTTGATATACAGTTTCTTTTGAAAAAGGGCTATAGCATAGATGTAGATTTAGTGGAAGAGCTTGTACCTTATTGGGAAGAAATTCTACCTAAGGTTAGGAGAAGTCGATTGGAGATGAATAAGGAAAGCTTTTTCACAAATGCTGTAAACGAAGACACTGATGAGCATGATTATCTACACACTTTAATTAACCCAGTACCGATGTACACAAGGTTATTAAAAGATGATTGCGAAGTTGAGCTAGACCCAAGAAAATGGGAAGTCTTAACTTTCGAGGAAAAGTGCGATGTAGTGTTTGAGGAGACAGCTGTGATGGCCTATGAAAGATATAAAGATTTACACTATGCAGTAGGGTACAGAAAACAGCTAAAAGATAATATCATAAAGCATTTCCCCCGATATATAGCATTATTCGCTATAGAGAATTATCCAATATTGGAGAAACCAAAATACGATTATATAACAAAAATTAAAGGATTAAAAAATGGAATTAGGAATAATTAACGAAGCGTTAAAAGATTTGAGTTTCTATGCTTTGAAACAGAAGTTTGATTTAGTGGAAACAAGCCAACCCCAGGATTATTGGTCAGAGAAATCTGAAGGTAACGAGTCACGTAAAGTAGAAATTTACAGTATTGATAAGGAGCAAGGTATCTACTTAAGAGTGGAAAGATCGACAGATTCTTACGGAGATAACGAAACTTTAGTGGGAATTTCTTTTGTAAAACCAAAAGAGGTAACAAAGACAGTTTTTGAACCAATAGATTAATTTGAGATGAGTAAATTTTTAGAATTTAAAGAGGCTTTTAATAAAGATTACAGCATTTATGATGTAATGTGGAGAGTAGAAGACGGTGGTTTTATGCCGTTTGGTATGGTGCTTGAGCAAAATCAAGATGTAGAAGCCTATGACAGTTATGGAAATGAAGATTCTGAACTTAGCAGGGTTTTCAGAGTAAAGGAATTTGGAGATATCTACGTAAGATTCTACGGTACAAGATGCTCTTACCAAGGAGAAGAATGGGACGGTTTTATAGAAGTAAAACCACAAGAAAAAATAATTAAAATTTGGGAAGATGTCAATTAAAAAGTTAACAGCAGAAGAGATTATAGAAAGACTGAAAGAAGTTTTTGGAGATGATGAGGGTGGTATTAGTAATTATGCTTATGGGGAATTTCATGAAGTATTAGATTGGGATGAAATTAAAGACCTATCTAAGGATGACAGAACTAAAGTAGTAGAGAATGCCATAGGGCTAGGTGAAATCAAAGAAATAGAGCAGTACGGAGGAGAAGGAGAAGGTGATAGATGGTGGACAGTCAAACACTTTGTGGATCATGATGTCTATATCAAGACTAGAGGTTCCTATTCTTCTTACAATGGAACGGACTTTTACTATGGTTGGGGTTCAGAAGTTAAGCCGGTAGAAAAAACCATAACAGTGTTCGAATAAGTTTTAACAAATTTGGAAATCTAAAATATTTGTTGTACTTTTGCACTCTTATTCACGAGCATCTTCTTTAACTAGGGGGTGCTTTTTTATCCTATAAACTTAACTAAATTAAAAATGAGCATTTTTGACAAAAGGGTAGCGGTAAAACCCTACGAGTACCCTGAACTGCTTTCTTACATGAAAGCCATCCGAGGAACCTTATGGTTCATTGACGAATTCAACGAACGCTTAGACAGAGACATAAGCGATTATCACAACGTACTAACAGAACAAGAGAGAGGTGTTATTAAAAGATCTTTACTAGCTATCTCACAAATCGAAGTTAGTGTTAAAAAATTCTGGGCACAAGTTGGAGACAACTTACCTAAGCCGGAGATTTACATGGTAGGATATACCTTTGCCATGAACGAAGTAATTCACCAAGAGGCTTACTCTGAGTTACTTACAAGGCTAGGTATAGAAGATGAGTTTGCAAAAGCTTTGAAAGACCCAGTTATTGAAGGCCGAGTAGATTATTTAACAAAGTACTTAAAAGGAGCTTCTGAAAACAAAAGAGAGAATTATGCGTTAAATTTATTGTTATTTTCTGCATTTATAGAGTCTTGCTCTTTGTTCAGTCAGTTCTATATTGTTAAATCTTTTTGCCAAAAGAAGAACAAGATGAAGACTGTTGATAACATTGTTATGGCAACAGCAAAAGAGGAGGACGTACATTTTCAATTTGGTGTAGAACTTATTAACATCATCAAGAAAGAGTACCCGGAATGGTTTAACGAAGAGTTCTACCAAAAAATAAGAAGAGCTTGTAAGAAAGCTTACGATGCAGAATTAAAAATTATTGATTGGATCTTTGACGGACAAGATTTAGACTTCATTACTAAAGATATGGTAGAGGTTTTCTTGAAAGACAGATTCAATAAAGCATTGACAGCTATAGGAATAGAGCCAATGTTTGAAATTGATGCTTCTATATTAGGAGAGTCAGCAAAATGGTTTGAAGAAGAAAGAGTGTTAGATGTTAGAGTAGATTTCTTTGACATTCAATCACCAAATTATACAATAGGACAACAAGATATATCAGCGGATTCGCTATTTTAAAGTATGGGAAAGAAACAATTTGAAAAGTGGTATTGGTTAAACGACCAAAGTAAAGAATTTTTACAAAACGGATACATAGTAGGAGATGAAAAAGAGCATTTCCAAAACATAGCTAAAAAAGCAGAGAAAATGTTAAACAAGCCGGGGTGGGCTGATAGATTCTTAGACAACTTGTCTAAAGGGTACTACCTATTACCTACACCTGGAATTACTAACTTTTTGCACACCAAAGAAAGTGCTATTAGCTGTTTTGGTTCTTGGGCAGAAGATTCAGTAGAAGGTTTAATTTTGACAGATGCAGAGATTGGAATGCTGTCTAAGATTGGTGGGGGTACTTCTGTTTGTTTAAGTGACATCAGAAAAGAAGGCTCACCTATCACAGGAGGAGGATTTGCCGATGGTATTATGAGGTTTGTAAAAAGACTTCAAGATACAACAAGTTGGATTAGCCAAAGAAGTAGAAGAGGAAAAGTTGCAGTTTACTTAGATGTAGAGCACCCGGATATCCATAAGTACTTAACTATAAAAGACCGTACTTCTGACATACATGAGGTGCCTTTTGCAGTAGTAATTGGAGATGAGTGGATTGCTTCTATGAAAGAGGGAGATACAGATAAGAGAGATATTTGGGCCAAGATTATTAAGAAGAAATTCGAGACAGGCTTCCCTTATATTATGTTCAAAGACAACGTAAACAACAATGTAGTTGATATTTACAAAGACTTGGGCCTAAAGGTAAACAACAGTAACTTGTGTACTGAGATTCTTTTGTCAAATGACCACTTCAATACTTTTGTATGTTGTATCGGAGCAATGAATATCGTACACTTTGATGAGTGGAAAGATACAGATGCAGTTGAGATATTGTTGAACTTGTTAGACTGCTTCTTATTAGACTTCATCGAGAAGAATAAAAACAATCCTTTGATGCAACGTCCTGTAAATTTTGCTAGAGAGCAAATGGCAGTAGGTATTGGGGCCAGTGGTTACCACTCTTACTTACAAATGAATATGATTCCTTTGGAGAGCATGGAAGCTAAATTAAAGAATGCGGAGATTTTCAGAACATTGAAATCTATGTCTTACGCAGCTTCTGAAAAAATGGCAAAAGAATATGGTAAAGCACCTATGTTACAAGGGACTGATTATAATAGACGACACGTAACATTAAATGCTATTGCACCTAACACTTCAAGTAGTGAGATTTTTGGGCAATGGAGCCAGAGTATCGAGCCTACGTACAGTAATTACTTTATCAAAGCATTAGCTAAGAATAAGTACGCATCCAAGAACAGATTCTTAGAAGAGTTGTTGGAGGAGAAAGGTAAGAATACAGAGGATGTTTGGGATATCATCAAAAATAGCAACGGATCGGTACAAAATTTATCGTTCCTATCAGACTTAGAAAAGAGTGTATTTAAGACTTTCTCAGAAATAAGTCCTATGGAATTATTGTTACAGAATGCTTCAAGAACGAAGTTTATTGACCAGGGGATATCATTTAACACCATGATTTCTTTTGGAACCTCAGCTAAAGAAGTAAGTGATTACTACTTAAAAGCACATGAGTTAGGTGTTAAAACTTTATATTATCAATTAAATCAGAATGCCGCACAGACTTTTACAAGAAGGTCTATTTTAGAGTGTGACACCTGTTCAGGATAGTGTTTCCATAGTTTTTTAGTTTAAGTAGAAGGCCCTCCCTGATCAGGAGGGTTTTTTTATGCAAAAAATTTAACAAAAAGCTTGTAGGATACAAAAGTTGTTTGTATCTTTGCAAAATAAATTTAACAACAAATAAGATATGGCACAATCATCACCAGAAGGAATAGTATTAGGTAAAGGATCCACATTGGTTAAAATGGAATTATCGGTAAGTGAAAAACAGCAAACTGATATTTTAGAAATGGGTCAAATTGCTGCAAAAGAAGAACCTAAAACAAACTTAGAAAGATTACCATTTCCTGAATTAGTAGAAGAATTTGCTGAGTACTATAAAAAAGTTCCATTAGTAGAAGAACCTAAACAAGTAAACACAAAACAAATTATGTATAATATTGGAGATGTTATTGAGATAATTAACCCAACTAAAAATCAACCTAAATTATTTAAAACACATAAAGTTGATATTGATTTTGGAGTTGTTTATTACTATGAATTAAATGGAAAAGAAGAAACCATAGGATTTAGTTATATTAAAAAAGTAGAACATAAAGAAGAAACACTTGAAGAAGTTGCTAAAAATTATGCTAATATACCTTTACATAGAGATATTGATACAGAAGAAAGATATTTCAATTCTAATGTAAGGGACTATGATTCTTTTATAGAAGGTGCTAAATGGCAACAAGAACAAGACAAGAATAAGTTTAGTGAGTTAGTCGATTTATTAGAAAGGTTAACACCAATTTACAGAGAAGATACCGATTTACATCAAAAGTGGGAACTAAAAAGATTAGAAATTATTGAACAATTTAAAAAGAAATAAGATATGAAAGGTACACCATATTACACATGGACAAAAAGATTTGGTTGGAGAATTAACGGATACTTGAAAGATGATAAATAAACTAAAGAAGGTGCTGTATTCAGTATTCCCTATTTTTACAGTTGAGCTTAGAGGGATATGGAATATGATCAAAGAAAGCGATTACATTAAAAATTGGTTCTTAGGGCTTTTGGCTATAGGGATATTTCTAACAGCAGTTATTACTATTATCAGCTTTATATCTTGGAGTATTCCTAACCCTAGTTCAATGTTTTTAACAGAACATGGAGGATGGTTTTTTAGAGCAATGTTTGTACTGTATAGTTTTATAGTATTGGCTGTAACAAGAGATGAAATTTAAAAAAGACAAGATGATAAATAATATAGAACTAATTAAACCTCTGTTAAACTTCTCAGAGAAGGGGGACTTTTACATGCTGTACGTTTTTAAGCGTAAGAAAGATCAGCCGGAAGGAGAACGAGATAATCACCAATCAGTGCGTACCATTAAAACATACTGTATTGAGAGTCTAGAGCACTTAGACAGAAGATATGATGAGATAGTCCAACTGTGTGAGATGTTCAAAGCACGGGCTTATATACACGTTCAGAAGCAGAATCATTTTGATGTGTCGCTTAGTATGATGGCTGCACTGGCACAAAAGATTCAAAACGGTAACCATAATCAGAAAGGGTTGTTTGACTCAGTTGTAGGGCAACTAAAGACTCAAGAGAAAAGATGGATTATTGACGTGGATGATATTAAAGAAGCAAGCCCCATAATGATGGCTTACATAGATAATGAATGCAAACCTTACGGAAGTAAGATTGAGGCAGTTATTCCAACTAAAAGCGGTCATCATTTAATTACAGGTAAGTTTGATGTAATACAATTCAAAAAGCAATATCCTGAGATTGACATTCAGAAGAAAAACCCAACATTATTATATTACCCTAACAGTTTAGAAAATTAAAATGGAAAACTATTCACAAATCCTTTACAAAAAGGACACAACAGGAAAAATTAGATCTTTACACATTTATACAGAAGGACCTTTCTTATACCAAGAATCAGGTGTAGTTGGAGGAGCCGTAGTAATAAACGTAAGTAAAAGTAAAGGTAAGAATATTGGTAAGTCTAACGAGACAACACCTGAAGAGCAAGCAATCTTAGAAGCAAAATCAAAGATTGAGAAAAAACTTACTGCCGGGTATTTCCACAGTATAGAGGAAGCTATGACAGAAGAGGTTATATTACCTATGTTAGCCAATTCTTATGATGCCAATAAAATTAATTGGTCAGATGCACCGGTTTACATACAGCCTAAATTTGACGGTATGCGTTGTTTAGCTATAGTAAAAAATGGTACCGTTACTTTGATGTCAAGACAAGGTAAGGTAATTGAAAACTGTCAGCATATTATAGATGCGTTGATGCCACTTACTCAAAGAGAGGACATTGTTTTAGACGGAGAGATTTATGCTCACGGTAAGACATTCCAAGAGAATATGCGATTGGTAAAAAAGTATAGAAAAGGTGAGACAGAGCAGCTATGCTACAATGTATATGATGTAGTGTTGCCAAATGAGCAGTACGAACAAAGACTTTGGTTGATAAATAAAATTGTAGAGGCTCTAAGAAACGATACAATCTTGCAAGTTAGAACCATTGCATTATCTAGCCAAAATGATATCAAAGATCTACACTCAGTGTTTATTGGAGAGGGTTATGAAGGAAGTATTATCCGTCATGGCAAAAACCCATACGAAATTAACAAACGTAGTTCTTCTCTATTGAAGTATAAAGATTTTATTGATATAGCTTGTAAAGTGATTGACATATTACCCTCAGATAAACGACCTGAGCAAGGTATTTGCTTATGTGAGATGGACAACGGTCATACTTTTAGTACTGGTATGAAGTTCTCTCACGAAGAAAGAGAAGAGATTTTGACTAACAAACAAAACTACATAGGACAGACAGCAGAGATTAGATTTTTTGAATATTCAGAAGATGGTATTCCTCGTTTTCCGGTTTGTGTAGGATTTAGATTAGATAAATGATAAAAGCTAAAAACAAAGAGTGTATTATTTGTGGTAGGACAGACCAACCTTGGTTCTCTAAAAAGAGATGTAAGAGTTGTACGGTAAGTTCTACCCCAAATACTCTTACTCAGAGGAAGCCTATTAAGAAGCAGACTCAGAAGAATATCGCATATCGCAATACAAGATCTGAGATAAGAGATGCTTACTTTGACCACCATTTAAAAGAGTGTGTTGCCTCAGAGTTTAGCGGCAAACATATCTATCTTCCTACTAGAGCTAATATTTGTCACTTGTTTGATAAGGGGCGACATCCTAGTGTGCAGGGCAACATTGCCAATTACATATACTTAACATTAGATGAACACACTAGGTTTGATCAACTGCTTTACTCTCACGAGTTTGAGAAGTTGCAAGAAGAGTTCCGACACGCTTGGATATTAGCTTTAGGAAGAATGGAGATATTGTTAGATGAAGTGCAAGAGCAAACTAAATTTAAGCTAAAGATAGAAGAATGGATAGCATCAAAGAAGTAAAAGATAGGTTGAATCACCTAAAATCAGACTTAGCTTGTGCCAAAATAGTTAAGGTAGATAAGGTAATAAACCACCCTCTAATCAACAAGTTAGAAAATGAGATAGAAAAATTAACACGAAAGCTTGTAGAATTAAAAAACAATTCGTAGCTTTGCAAAATAAATAAGATGAAAGAATTATTTTTATTAAGAGGACTACCGGGAGCAGGTAAGACAACATTAGCTGAATCAATAGGAGGAAGACATGTAGAGGCAGATCAGTATTTTACACAAGAGGGGGATTATAAATTTAAACCTGATGGATTAAAAGATGCCCACGAATGGTGTAAAAATATGGTAAAAGCATATTTTACAAAAGGTTATAGTAAAGTTGTGGTATCAAACACATTTACACAAGAGTGGGAGATGCAGCCTTATTATGATTTAGCTAAAGAGTACGGATACAGAGTCTACTCTATTATTGTAGAAAATAGACATGGTGGAGTAAATAGCCACGGTGTTCCACAGGAAACCTTAGAAAGAATGAAAAATAGATTTGAGGTACAGCTATGAAAGAAACATTTGAAGAATATTTGCAAAGACTAAAAGACAGACGCACAGAAGATGATTACAAGTACACTGATGAAGATTTTGTTAAGTACGATAGATACATCAGAGACTGTTGGTTAACTAATCTAAGTGTTTATAAATGTCTTGAATTTATGTACTTTAACGAAGAAGAAAATTAAAACTATAAAAATGGAAAATAATAACAGTGTTTGCTTTATAGCAAAAATTAACGAAGTAAAAGCAATTGAAGGTGCAGACAACATCGAACTTGTAGTAGCAGGTGGATGGAATGCAATTACTAAAAAAGGTGAATTCAAAGTAGAAGATGAAGTAATCATCGCAACTACGGATGCAGTTATACCCGAAGAACTGTCTGAAGAAATGGGAGTTACTTCTTACCTAAGAAAAGGTAGTAGAGTAAGAACTGTTAAGTTAAGAGGTGTTTACTCTGAGTGTTTAATCATCCCTAAGAGTTACTTACATGGTAAAACTACTATGGGAGACTATGACTTAAAGGCAGGTAGTGACTGTATGGAGTTTTTAGGCATCACTAAGTATGAGCCGCCAGTTAAACAAATCCAATTAGCGTCAGGTAGAAAAATCAAGTACAAAGATAATCAAAACTTCCACGTTTACTATAAATTCCCTAATCTAAAAAATGTATCGGGGCTGTTTACAGAAGAGGATGTAGTTCAGATTACTAGAAAGATACATGGCACAAATGCTAGATACGGTATTG